TTCTCAAACGCAACTTTTGGAGTGCGAACCATCCGCCATTCATCCCCAATTAAGACCGGATGCATCTGACAAAACTCAATAGCCTCAAAATTGTATGCAGGAGGCTCCGACGTTAACCGAAAACCCAATTCAGAAAACCACGTATCAATACCATAGACAAACCTCTCGAGATCATCTTGTTCCATGAACACCACGCAATCGTCACCATTATTAGCCAAATTGATGCGCACACCACGCTCGAAAGCATATGAGTACACCATAGAACACATAATCAAACAATTGCCCAAACCAGTGTTCATGTCACCAGAAAATCTACGTCCTTTGACCCGATATTTCAACTTGCCGTCTGGACAGAAACTCTTACCACGATTGTCTATTTGCCATGATAAAAGTTCTGCAAGTTTACTGTCTTTGAAAATACCATTGTAAATGGAATGTTCCCAACTCAAAAGTTGGGGAGAAACATGAGCGTCAAAAGCAGTGGCGTCAAGTCCCAATGCGACAGGTCGCTTGAAACTAATCCATTTTTGGTGTAAACAGCCGGCAACACCAATAAGGTTTAATCCTTTGGTAATTACGGCGCCCTCACCCATGATAATGGCCACTGCCCTATACAACTGGTGTTCCAAAGGCTTCAAATATCGGCCAATGGAGGCATTGTACCGAGGGTCTCTTGGTTGAATGCAACGAGGAGCTTTCTTGAATTTCGCTTTCTCGCGTTTAACAAAAGAGTTTGACTCAGCATCCCGTCGCCTAACTGGGTTGGCAAACAAAGACAAAACAGCACGCTCATAAATTGTTTTCTTCGGACCCTTATACATCTGTGAGAAATCCCACAGGGAAACCGGGGTGAAAGAACCAATCTGAGCGCACAGCTTGTCTCTAAACCAACCAAGCCGTTGGCGAACGATCAAATCATCAACCGGAAGGGGAGGTTTCAATTCCCCATCCACTCTGCAGAAGTACATCCTCTCCAGGAGTGCACTTGCCATGGTGTTGATGTCCCCACAAAAAGTCCCGAGAGTGCGCGGAGGGGATAAACCGCAAAAATGTGTGGACTCTCTGGGCCTGACTACAGCCTGGCGCCGAATAACCTTCAAGTCAGGATGCGATATACTAGAAGTATAAGATCGCGAAGGTATTCTTGCCAAGCCCCCCTAAAATAGGGTCCTCCAACGACCACGCTCATACGCAGATGAGCTGGCCAGCATTCGTTGCATTTCGATCTCATCATCGGACGGAATGGTGGCCAAAGCAACAACGCGGGTGACAATTGCCAAACGCTGTCCCTCGTGCACACCATGTCCTTCCAACAACTCTCGAATCTCAC